ACGCTTCGACAACGACCCACAAAAATTCCTGGAATTCACAGATAACCCCGCAAACGAAAAGGAAATGATCGACCTAAAACTCGCCAAACCAAGGCCACCGGAAACACCTCCGGCGCCCCTGGACCCGGTGGACCCTAAAAAAGGGACCACCTAGCACACTAGTATCAAGTAATAATAGTGTGCTGCATGACCTCTGCAACCCCCCCGAAAGGGGGGGATTTTCAATAAAATCAAGGAGATACCATGATAAACAGTCAAAGGGGCGGAACCAACAAAGGAAAAAGCGCCCAAAACTTCCGCCACAACGTCAGCAAAACCCATCATAAAAACGTCGCATTCGCTCCCAGACGCGGCGGATGGCGGCTGTAGCAGGAATGCCCTGCTACCACCCGATCACCGCCTATAAGTCACCTGACGGCGGCAAAGTACGATTCAAAGAAGACGGAGACGCAGGCGCAGCCATTGAGCTGCCCTGCGGACGCTGCATCGGATGCAGACTCAAACGAACACAAGAATGGGCCATGCGATGCATGCACGAGGCCCAAATGCACAAGCAAAACGCCTACATCACCCTCACCTACGAGGGAGAAAACATACACCCAAGCCTGAATTACCAAGACTTCCAAAAATTCATAAGGCGACTTCGAAAATCACGACAACAACAAACACTCCGGTACTTCGCAGCCGGAGAATACGGCGGCGAAAGCGGAAGACCTCACTGGCACGCACTGATCTTCGGAACAAACTTCGCCGACCAACAACCAATCGCAAAAAACCTAAATAGATCACCCGAGCTCGAGGAGCTCTGGCCACACGGCTTCTCGAGCATCGGAGAAGTGACATGGCAAAGCGCGGGATACGTAGCAGCATACTGCGTCAAAAAAGTGAACGGCCCAACAGCCGACAACCACTACACAAGAGTAAACCTAACAACAGGAGAACTAATCAGGCTGACACCTGAAATGGCAAGAATGAGCCTGAAACCGGCAATAGGCCGGACATGGCTCGAAAAATACTGGCGGGAGGTCTACGAAGCCCGCACAGGGGTAGTAACAAAACCAGGAGGAAACCAATACAAAGCACCAAGGTACTACGACAAAATGATAGAAAAATGGATACCAGAAAGAGCAAGAGAAATAGAAACAATCAGAATAATAGAGGCAAAAACAAGAGAAAAAGACAACACAGATGAAAGACTAAAAACAAAAGAAACAGTAACAAAAGCAAGACTCAATCAAAAACAGAGGAAACTATGAAACTAAAAATGTATGCAGTAAAAGACAAAGCGACCGAAATGTACGGAAACCCAATGTTCCTGGTCGCAACAGGACAAGCAATACGATCCTTCACGGACGAAATAAACAACAAAGAGGACAGACAAAACCAACTAGCAAAACACCCCGAACACTTCGAACTATACGAGCTCGGGGAATACGACACCGACGACGGATCATTCAAAACGATCAGTCCGAACTGCCTCATACGCGGCATCGACTGTGTAATCAAAACCTAAAGACACTTCCGCGGGAACCCGGGTTGAAAGGCCAACCCGGAACCCCTTGGATACAAACCAAAGAGGATGAAAACATGAGCAACTACGGCACAGGCTTAAGAGCACCCATGGTGGACGTCCACCAATTCTCGATGATACCGAGAGCCGAAATACCAAGATCAACCTTCAGAATCCAACAGCAACACAAAACCACCATAAACGCATCAAACCTAACGCCGATATTCGTGACAGAAGTCCTGCCAGGAGACACATTCAACTGCAAAATGACACCGTTCGTACGACTCGCAACACCAATATTCCCAATAATGGACAACATAGCACTCGAATCCTGGTTCTTCTTCGTACCAAACAGAATCGTCTGGCAACACTGGATCAACTTCATGGGAGAACAGCCGTCAAGCCCCGCAGACAGCATCAGCTACACAATCCCCGTCGTCACATGCCCCGTCGGCGGCTTCGCCGCACTCAGTATCTACGACTACATGGGAATACCAATCGGCGCACAACTCGCAGGACACGCAGCAAATGTCAACGCACTACCCTTCAGAAGCTACAACCTCATCTGGAACCAATGGTTTCGAGACCAAAACCTCCAATCCGCCCTCGGAATGGGAGCAACAAACACCGTCTTCGACATCGGAGACGGACCAGACCCCGCCGGAAACTACCAAGTCCAAGTCGTCAACAAAAAACACGACTACTTCACCAGCACACTTCCCTGGACACAGAAAGGCGGAGTCGCAATCGGAATACCACTCTCCGGACAAGCCGTCGTCAAAACCAACGCAAGCGCATTCGGCACCATCAGCCTCACCACACCAACACGCTGGGAAGGAACAAACGCAGCGACTCCAGGCTCAGGCTCCTACATGGGATTCACCGGCGCAGGCGGAGCACAAACCTACGGCACATCAACCAGCGGCGGCGTCTTCGTACCAACACTCGTATCACCGGGCGGAATCGTCCCGACCAACCTCTACGCCGACATGTCAACCGCAACCAACGCAACCATCAACGCACTCCGACTCAGCATCCAAACCCAAAAACTACTCGAAAGAGACGCAAGAGGAGGCACGCGCTACACGGAAATTATCCGCAGCCACTTCGGAGTTACATCGCCGGATATGCGACTTCAACGCCCAGAATATCTGGGGGGAGGCAAAACACCGATCAACATCGCACCCGTGCCGCAAACTTCTGGAACAGGAGCTAGCGGAACTACTGCGGGCCTGGGAACACTGGGCGCAGCGGGACTGGGTAGCGGAGGAAACCATGGCTTCCGCCAAAGCTTCACTGAACACGGACACATCATCGGACTAATCACCGCACGCACCGACATGGCCTACCAAGAAGGAACACGAAGAATGTGGACACGCTCCACACGCTACGACTTCTTCTTCCCAGTGTTCAGCATGCTCGGAGAACAAGCCGTCAGAAACGACGAACTCTACACACAAGGCATCAGCGCAACAGACACCGCAGCCTTCGGATTCCAAGAACGGTGGGCAGAATATAGATACATGCCGAGCCTAATAACAGGAGCCTTCCGGTCCACATACACGACCCCGCTAGACACATGGCACCTAGCACAGAAACTAGGCTCCCTACCAACGCTGAACAGCGCATGGATACAAGACCCCCTAATAAACATCCTCGACCGCAACCTAGCCGCAGGAGCATCCGCAAGAACCAACAACGAACAAATAATCTGCGACCTATTCTTCGACATCAAAGCCGCCAGGCCAATGCCAATGTACAGCGTCCCCGGCCTCATGGACCACTTCTAATGCACCAAATAATCTGGGCACAATTCTACGCAAACCTAATCGCCATGGAACTCCACCCTGGCAACAAACACGGCCTAGTACTCACCAGCGAGCGCCTGGACCTAATAGCACTGCTCGCCGACCGAATGCTAGAACGCTACCGACAAAGGGAACAACAGCTATGCCAATATTCGCGGGAGTTATCGGACTCGGCCTGGGCCTCGCCGGAGACGCAATGAGCTACTCAGGAACCCAACAAACCAACGCAGCCAACGAACAAATGAACCAGGAGAACATCAACGCCGCAATGACACGCCAAACAAACGCACAAGACTTCAGCGCCCAACAAGCAGCAATGGCACGCATGTACAACACCAACATGACCGTCCAAGCGCAAAACTACAACACCCAAATGTCAGACACCGCCATGCAAAGGAGAATGGCAGACCTAAAGGCCGCCGGCATAAATCCAATGCTCGCACTAGGAACGCCAGGAGCAAGCGCAACACCAGTCCAGGCACCCTCGTCACCATCACCAACAGGAAGTCCAGGCGGACAAGGAAGCAGTATACCAATGCAAAACCCCAGCTCCGCCTTCGGAAACCTAGGAGGAATCACCAACTCAGCCACAGAAGCAGCCAAAAACGTCGCGAGCCTGGACCTGATAAAAGCCCAAGCAGACAAAGCATTCGCAGAAGCCGGAACCCAAATACCGGCCGAAGTGGAATACACCAAAGCACAGACAGGACTCGCAACCACACAAGCCCAACAAGTCGTAAAAAACACCCAACTCCTACAACAGACCATCACCACTCAACAACAGATCGGAGGATTCGACCCCAAAGTGGTTCAAGACGCCCTCGAAAACCAACTCATGGGCAACGACCTGGCCGTCAAAAAAACAACCTACGACAGCGTAATCAGCGCAATCCAAAGCGACGCAGAGGCAAAAAAACTCGGACTCACAGAACTCCGACAATGGGCCAACGCAAACAGCGGAACTGCAGGTCAAATATTAAACATCATCAAGGCATGGGCAGGACCAATAGCAACCATCACAAACTCCGCAGCCGGCGCAGCCGGCGCACTAATGCGATGAAAATATCCCCGGAAGAACCAGGAGAAACTACATGTTCAAACCACGAACAATCAGAGGCGCAAATGGATACGACACAAAACAAGCAAGCGACGACGCAAGCCCAGGACACAACAACCCAAACCACTGGGGCCCCTCACTCACCATCCAAAGCCAAGCGGCCGACGCTGACCTTAACGTCATTATGGAAAGATTCGGAATCACGGGAAAGATGCCGGAAAATCCGCGTGTACCACAGTACGGCGACTTCACGGGAATAAACGACTACAGAACCGCGCTCGAAGCCGTACGCAACGCCCACGAAGCCTTCATGGAAATACCAGCCCAAGTACGGGCACGCTTCGACAACGACCCACAAAAATTCCTAGAATTCACAG